CCAAGGCATATCCATCCAAAGTTCTTGCCATAGGTCTATTTGCTCCGGGGGCGTTGGTTCCTGCATTGTTTTACTCAACAAACAAAGACTCAATAGCAAGCAAATGGTACACTGATGCGGCTGAGGCCATAGCTGATAATTTCCAAAGAATTATAGGGCAGCCTTTGGTAAATTGCCTTGCATTGCATAACGGTGTGCTTTCAAAGATGGATTGGAGCCAAATAGACGATTCCGGCACGGCAATTGAAATAATAAACCAGATAACATCCTATGAGATGATTGAGTATTTCCCTGTGCCTGTAAGGGCTTGGCAAGGGCTTTCTGATACGACAGTCAGTCCGAAACTTACGGAACAACTCATTACGGCATTCCAAAACGCCGGTTCAGTAGCCAGCATTAGGCTGATTGAAGGTGCAACACACGATGCTTCATCCGGTAGTTCGCAGCTTGTGGTTGACGAAGCAGTTGCTTGGTTCAAAAGAATGGAGGGATAGGCTATGTCGTACATCACATATCAAGAAGCCATTGCAAGATTGCAACCGCAAGGCAAAGCTAAATCCAAAGGCATACCCTCCATCACCTACTACGGTGACTTGGAGGACGAGACGATATACATATTCACCGCCGGAAAGGAGGCTATCCTGTCTCCTTCCGACGACGAATTGCCAGCAGTCATAGGGCGGTTTGATGCGGATGGTGTCAATGAGATTCCTCCAGCAATGGCGGCGTGGATGCAGGAAATGGCACGCGAAATTTATTTCAAGTCCATACCATTGCCGGCTAACGCAAAGGCTCCAGCGAAAGTGGTCAAGGCAGCAGCCACGGTGGAGCGAAAGACTGTGCAACCGCTTATCAAGGCCACATGGAACCAAGGCGCACCTTACAACCAAGGACTGACATTCGACGGCAAGAGCGTAATCGTTGGCTGCAATGCCGTTGCCATCGGAATGATACTGCTCTATTGGGCAAAGAAAGGCTACCGCCGTGGATGCACCGCGACCAAGGCTTACACAAGTAAGACAGCCAAGTACAAAGTACCGGCGCTTGAACATGTCAAGGTCTTCGACTTTGACAATATGACTTATTCCAAGCCGTCCACCGCAAAGCAGAAAAAGGCCGTGGCCGACATGCTCCGACACATCGGTTATGCACTTAAAAGCGACTATACTCCCAATGGCACATTGGCCTACATGGGGGATGTAGTGACGGTGTTCAAGACTTATCTGCGCTTTGGCAACCCCAAACGCATATATGCCAACAAGGGTTATGATGTCTTTGAAAGGCAAATCTACGAGGAACTTGCCGCCGGGCGACCTGTGATAATGGCTGGCTACACCGTCAATGGTGCTGGCCACACCTTCCTTTGCGACGGCTACGACGCGGCGAGAGACATGTATCACATTAATTGGGGGTGGAGCGGCCAATGCAACGGCTACTTCCGCATGTCGGCACTTGATGCAACTGCTGCAAGGGCGTATGACAGCAACAAGGTTGCCATCGTCGGAATTGGAAAGGACACCCACATCCTTGGCGACGTCAACGGCGACGGAGAGGTGAGCATAACCGACGCAATGGCCGTGATGGAGGCGGCTGCAAGCGGGAAGACCGACCCAAAGTATGATGTCAATTCAGACGGCAAGGTGACGGTCGAGGATGCAAACGCGATTGTGGAGCATGTAATGGGCGTGCAAAAACTTTAGTAAACCTCGGCGGCGTACTCGCCGATAAATGATAATTTTTTTGTTTAACTCTTTAAAATTTTTGTGCATGGCTACAGAAATTATTCAGCTCCCGAACGGACAGAACGGGAACCAGGGAGGGTCGATCCTCCCGGTAGTAGGTAATGGAGGCGGTGGCCTCTTGGGGAACAACGGGCAGACAAGCCTCATGGACTTGTTCGGATTCGCCATCGTGGCAAGCATCTTCCCCAACATCTTCGGCAACGGCTACGGCTATGGCAACCGTGGCGGCAACACCTGCGGCGGCTGTGGATGCGGAAACGTTGACAGCGCACTCGCTCTCCAGGCAGTGACCGCACAGGGCGACGCAAGCCGCGCGGCCATCGAGAACCTCGCCGCCTCCATGGGCCAGAACTACAACACCATCCTCCCCGCCGTCCAGGGTGTGCAAAATACCTTGGCCGCTCTTGCCAACGCCAACGGCATGGGCTTCCTCCAGGTCATCAACGCGCTTCAGATGGGCAACAGCACCCTTGCCGCTCAGTTGAGCCAGTGTTGCTGCGACAACCGTCTGCTTACCACCCAGCAGGGATATGAGGGCCGCATCCAGACCATCGAGCAGACCAACCAACTCAACGGCACCATCACCACCAGCGGCCAACGCCAAGTGGATGCCATATCCGCCCAAGGCCAGCGTCAGATTGACGCCATCGCCGACCTAAAAACAACGATGATTTCGGAGTTTTGCGCCGCCCGCGAGCGCGACATGCAAGCCATCATCGACAAGCAGGCCGACGAAATCACGCAACTTCGCACGAAGGACAACATCAGCGCACAGACCAACCAAATACTTGGTTACGTCAACCAAGTGCTGGCTCCCATCCAGGCCGGGTTGAAGGAAATCCAGGACAAGATGCCGAACACCGTGCCAGTGCAATATCCGAATCTTCAAGTGGTGAATGCCACCCCGTATGTCAACGGCGGATATTACGGACAGACACCATTTTATGGCGGTTTCTAAGGAAGGAGGCCGGCCATGATTGGAATTAACAATGTGCCATTCGTCAACGGCAGCATCCCCTACCTCGAAGTGACCAACGTCACGGTGGGGACGCAGACGGTTGACCTCGCTCTTGGCTACCGCAACATCCGCCCAGTCGGGATGATCATGGTGCGCGTCGGCCAGGCGATACCCACAGGCACGACCGGCACCCTGCCGGTGACGCTGACATTGAACGGCACCACCCGCCAGCTCACCTTCTTCGGAGGCGCGGAAGTGACCGCCGCCGACCTTGCAGGCACGGGCGTGCTGATGGTGATGAACGACAAGTTCAACGGGATTCTACAGTTGCTGAGTACACCGGCGGCAACCTCTTGACACACTGCACATCGTTGCAGTTATCGCTAACATTAACATCGACAAACCAAGGGAACTATGACTATGAATTTTCAATCTTTGGAACAGGGCGCGAACTTCTACATCATCAGCACCAACGACGGACTGACCGTGGCCGTCGGAACAGTAAAGGGCAAGTCCGCGCCATATTGGCCGATGCCCGCCAACGGTCTCAACTCGCAACTGGTGGACATCACCGCCACCTTCAACGGCCAAGACAGGGTCGTCCCCGGCCTACCCATCGGGCTGGAGGTGGCGGGGCGTGACCCCGAAACCTACACGGGGAGCAGGGAAATCGCCGAGCGCGTGATCAACGACAAGGTGACGGAGGCGCGAAAAATCCTCCAGAACATGCCCTACTACAAGAAAATCGAGGAAGACGGCCCGCGATGCCTCGAACTCATCAACCCGGAATATGCCAACACTCGGCGGCAGAGCGAGACCATCCAGCAGCTCCAGGCACGGGCGGCATCCACCGAGAGGGAATTGCAGGAGATGAAGGCGCAGAACGCCGAGATGCTGAGGCTGCTGAAGGAAGCACTCGCCGGAGGTGCGACACCATCGGGCAAATCAAAGAGGGGGGATTCATAGTCATGGCGACTTTTTTAAAAACAACATCAAAATGAACAACGGATATATCATCAGGACAGGCGACGGCGAAGACCTGAAAGAGCAGATGAAGAGCCAAATGCGCCAACAGTATCGCAACGGAGGCGGCAATGCCCGCACCATTGGCCAGGAGTATGAGCAGGGCTATCGCGACGGATACCGCGAGGGCTACGATCAGGCCATGCGAGACGGCGGTGATGCCGAGCTTCAGCGTCACACCGCCTTTTCCAACGAGAAGCACGACGCCGGCAAATACTCTATGTGATGGAATACATCATGCCCGAAGGCCTGAGAGCCTACATGGATGTCTACCAAGGCCAGTTCTCCCGCAAGCTCGCAGAGTGGGCCGTCTCCAAGATGAAGTCCAGGCGAGGCTCAGGCGAATTGGTGAGCGTGAAGCCCATACCCGTCGAGACGGTGATGGATGCGCTGAAGGAGGCTGGTGTGCATGTCAGCGAGGAATGCACATACACGGCGTGGTATCTTTGGCACATGGCCGTCGCAGACTACCCAAGGACGATTGAAAAGGACAACCGCCGAGCGTGGTTCGTGGATGAGACAATCAACGACCCCGACGGAAAGGCATCCAACGTGCTGGCCTGTTTCCGTGCGAAGATGGACAACTCGGGTGTGGCCATCCTATGGGAGAGAATGATATGATAGAGCAGGGTTTTCACATCGGCAACCGCGACTGGTGGGTGATGGTCTATTACGACGTTCGCACACCATCCGACCTGCAAAAGGTGGTAGGCGCACTAACGGCGAGCGGATGCCCCGACAACAAGGTGAAAGAGGCCGTGGCCAACCTCGAAGGATGGAACCGTGGCTACACCTTCACCAAGTTCAAGCAGCACGCCAGCATCCTTGCCATCGGAAAGGCCGACAGCGCAGAACAGATGTTCGACAGCATCGTGCATGAGATGAAGCACCTGGCAGAGCATATCGGCGAATACTACGGGTTGGACCCACGCGAGGAATTGTCGGCCTATCTGCAAGGCGAAGTGGGGAGGAAGATGTGGCCCGCTGCGGCCATGGTGCTTTGCCCCAAATGCCATTAAGTAAACCTCTTAGCATTAAACGCCCGAATAGCAAAGACCCGCTATTCGGGCGTTTTTTGCGTATATGATAGGACTGGAATACAACGATGCCGCCATAGTCAAGCAGTCTCAGGTGCTGGAGGCCGCTCTCTCCACCAACCCGAAGACGCAAAGGGCATTGCAGAAGCTCATCCGCACCGCCATCCTGGATGCAAGGCGCAAGGTGGTGCAAGCCGCCGCCGACAAGATGGAGAGCGACCCGAGGGGAGCGGCCAACGCCGTGCGCACATCGGTCTATAAAAGGGTGCTGGGTGCCAACATAAACATTTACAACTCTCGCAAGGCGCACGGCTCCACCTCCTACGAGTCACCGAGGAAGGGCGTGTCGGGTCGTGGCGGCAACAGGCTCCCACGCAGCGCGAAGACCAAGCGATATATGGGATATGACGCCCTCGACCGTGGCTTCATCCTCAGATGGATCAACGACGGCACCCACAAGGGCGACCGCAGCATCAACTTCAAGAGAGACGAGCGGCGCAACCGCTGGCCGTCGGTGCCGAAGTGGAGCAAGCACCCGAACACCGGCAACCGTGGCACCATCGCCGCCCGCAACTTCTTCAAGGGAGCCGGAGAGTCGGCACTGGTGCAAGCCGCCGACAACCTCGCCAACATGATAGAGGATGAAATCGGCGCAATGATGAACGATAACAAATAACGATATATGGCAGACGGAATTGTCAAGCTAAGAGTAGATAGCAGCGAATACGACGCAAAGCTCAAACGCGCCGCCGACGGTCTGCGCGACTTCGGCGAGAAATGCAAGAGCGCAGGTGACACCGTGGCCAAGGCCGACAAGGACACCATCGCCTACGTGCGAGCCATCGGGCAGATGGACACCCACGTCAAGACCGCCAAGGGAAGCCTGGGCGAGATGACCAAGACCTTCACGGAGTTGTCAATGCAATACCGAAAACTCACCGACGAAGAGAAAAACACACCATTCGGCAAGGCATTGTCCGCATCGCTCGACGAACTGCGCACCCGCATCATTGATGACAAGAGAGCCTTGGAGGAAGTGGGCAGCTCGCTCCAGGACACCAGCGGTAAGAGCAACGAGACCGGCGGCGTGCTTGATGCCTTGGCCGGGAAGTTCGGGCTTAATGTCACACATGCCGGCGCACTTGGTGCTGCACTTGGTATGACAGCCGCCGCCACGAAGGTGGCCAAGGATGCCTTCTTTGCCAATGAGCAGCAACTTGATGAATGGGGGAGGACAATCACAGCCTCAGAAAGCGTATATCGTGGCTTCCTAAATGCCCTCAACAACGGCGACATCAGTGGTTATCTTTCCAAGATAGACACCATCGTGAAGGCTGCGCGTGACGCATACGACGCATTGGATGAACTGGCCACATATAATGCCTTTAATCAGATTAACGTCGAGAAAACGAGGGCGGAACTCTCCAACAGCATCAACGACTATCGGGAGGGTCAAGGCTCCAAGCAAAACGTGAAGGATGCCGGTGATGCCGTCATCAAGGAATTGCGGACACGTCAGCAGAAAGAGGAGAAAGCATACAAGGCCGCTGTCGGCAAATTGGCGGCAGAGCGAGGGGTCAGCCAAAAAGATTTGCTTGATGCTTTGAGTGGTTCTTACGGGCATTATTCCGACTTGAAAAACGTCAAGCCAACAGGCTCGCGCACCGTGTTCTATGGCGGCGGCATGTTTGGTGGCGGTGGCTCTTATCAAGTAGCCACACCGAGAACGAGGCAAGAGCAAATCGGACAAGCTCTTCGCAAAATCAATGACACCGAGCTGAAAGACTTGCAAGCACTCGGCGCACAAGCACAGCGCACCAGCATCGAAATCGCCGGTGTGGAGCGTCAAGTCATCCGCACGATGAATGCAAGACCCTTCGGCGGCTCTTCCAGTGGAGGTGTGGGCCGCAGCCGTGTCACCACTGGCGGCGGCCGTGGAGGTCGTGGCACGGTGCAAGCACCTCCCCCGGAGGGAAGCATCGCCGCACAAGAGGCCAAGGTGCAAGCACTGACCAAGGCTTGGAAAGAGGCCACCGACGCGGCTGGGCGAGAGGGCTACGCCGCACAGCTGGAGGAAGCCAAGAAACTGCTCGACCAGATGCAGGGCAAGGCCGTGGAGGTCGTACCGCCCAATTCCTTCGTGGACCTGAAACGGCAGCTCGCCGACCTGCAAAAGCAGCGCGAAATGCTCAACGACCCGATGGAGGTGGCCGTGGTGGACGACCAAATCGACCGCGTGAACGAGAAGATCAAGAGGCTCAACGAGGGCGACGTCTTCGCCTTCTCCCTGCTCGTGAGGGAGGATGAAGTCACCGCCAAGCTGGAGGAGTTGAACGAGCGGCGCAAGCAAATCGAGGATGACCCCATCATCGTGGAGATAGATGCCGACATCGCCAAGTTCGAGCGCGAACTTGCCGACATCCGCAGCCAGCAGGTGAACACCACCCGGGAGCAGCCCGCCACCATCACCCTGGAGCAGAAAGTCAGGCTCCAAGTGGCGGAGGAAACAATGAACACCGACATCAACGCCCTCACCAATTTGCTAAGAGTGCAAATCGAGAACGGCTTGGAAGGTATCGACATCGACTCCGAAAACCTGCAAAGGGCAATCCTTGGCGAGAGAATAGACATACCCGATGACTATTGGGAGGGCTTGGCCGAGCAAATAAATGCCAAACTTAATGATTTGGGGATTGACCCGATTAAACTTGACGTAAAAACGGGCAACATCGAAGAGACCGCCAAAGCGACAAAGAAAAGTTGGCAAGATGCTGCACAGGCGGTGCAAGCCGTTGGCGGTGCATTGCAGCAAATAGAAGACCCAAGCACGAAGATAGCCGGACTTATCGGACAAGCCATCGCCAACATCGCCCTCGGATTCGCACAGGCCACGGCTTCAGATAGCAAACTGGGTGTCCTTGGGTGGATAGCCGCTATTACTGGAGGTATGGCAACCATGATAAGCACCATCAGCGCAATTCACAATGTCACGGGATATGCCGAAGGTGGTATCATCAAAGGACATAGTTACAGCGGCGACAACATCATGGCCAACGGCGGCAATATCGGTCTAAATGCGGGCGAGCTCATCCTCAACAGGGCCCAACAAGGCGTGATTGCCAACGACCTCCGTGGCGGCTCCACCCCGGTCATCCAGATAGAAGGGGTCATCGACGGCGAGACCATCCGCTTGGTACAGCGAAACAACAACCGCCGCACAGGGCGGGGAGAATTAGTAACCACAAAAACGAGATAACCATGGCAAAGAACGGAAACGACATCATCATATTGCGCAACAGCACCGCCATCGCCGGGACGCGCACCGACAAGGTGAACACCAACGCCGACCTGATGGAGGTGGCGAGCAGCACCACCGGGCAGTGGAAGGAATACATAGCGGGCCGCAAGGACTGGAGCGTCAACGTGAGCTGGCTCGTCGTCGCCGACAGCGACATGCTCGACCTTCTCAGCATCGGCACCACATATACGCTGCAAATCGGCGGGAGGTCTGCCACCAACGCCAACACCCTCACCGGCTCCGCCATCCTGAAGGTGTGCGAGGTGGTATCGACACGGGGGAACATCGCCCAAGGGTCGTTCTCCTTCCAAGGCACGGGGGCGTTGGCTCCCGTCAGCACGACATAACGAAAGCAATAAGTCTTCATATTATTTTTGGTTTGATTTTTAGTTTTAGTGTTAGAAAGGTAAACCCCCGCAGGGATTGCGGTGGTTTATTGTAAAGGGCGAAGGCGGAACCTTCGCCAACGGTGACAAGAAAACAAGCACATTAAGATATGGGTAGATTCGCAAGGATAGGCATTCGAGAGGATGCCGGGCAGCAAGCGACAAGCACGGCTGTCACGGTGTCTAAGAACACGGGCGGCGGTGCCGTGGCCACCGTGACATCATCGGACACGGTTGGCACCAACTTCGAGGAGAACGTGGTGACCATCAGCACGCCGGGCAAGGCACTCACCATCTCGGCATGGTACCGAGGCGTGGAGCTCCGCATGAAGACAATGGGGCAACTGGTGCCGCAATACCAGAAGAAAAACCGACCCGACGACGGCGGCAACTATGTGCAGAACAACTACGGCTCCGCACGCATCATCAACTACAAGTTGCAGGTTCGCCCCAATCCCATCATGACCGCCACCACCTTCTGGCAGCAAGTGGAGTACCTGCGCATCATGACGGGCAACGCCCTGGTGTATGTGGAGCGCGGCGACAGCGGCGACGCATTGGACGTGCGCAACCTATGGCTGTGCAACGGCGGCGTGTATAACGAGCAACTCGGCACCTACGACCTGTGGTTTCTGAGCGACCGTGGCCAGCAGTACGTCGGGGCCGTTGACCGCGAAGACGTGCTGCACTTCGCCAACACGTTCAAATACCACGGCACCATCTGGGGCATCCCGACGCTCACCTTTGCCATCCAAACCCTCAGCCTTCAGGCAACCAACAACCGACAGGCGATGGAGAACGCCGCCAAGGGTGGCCGCGTGAAGTTGCTCATCGGCGAGGACAAGCCCGCATCGTCGCCCGGCACGCTCGCCTACGGCATGTTCGACAAGGCGCAGATGGACAAGTACGCCCGCGAGGT